ATCAACATCTCTCTTTACAATCAGTCTTTGACCCTCTGTAATCTTTTGAGAGTTTTCTCCTTGAAGTAAAAAGTACGTTTGACTATCTTGTGGGTCGGTAAAGAATATGCTTGAATAAATTGTTTCATATGTTTCTCTATCAGGCTTTATAGCAAACTTATAATTTGTTGCCCAAAATGGAGCAATTTGTGATGTTGGTATATTAACATATATACTGTTAGCAGTATCAGAGTCATCACAGGAAAAATGAGTTGTATTATATTGGCTAACCAATGCAGGTGTTGAACGATTAAACTCATCCATATAAATAATACCAACCTCATACCCTCTGTTACTATGTAGACTTTCTCCTGAACCTAATTTGTTATATAAAAGTTCTACATCAACTGCTTTAAAATATTCAGTTGTTATAGTTGTAGGTGTTACAATATCAGGCGAAGCATATTGAGCAGCAGGAAATCTAAATTTAACAATATTAGAACCCGGAGTTACATCAAGCTGAATAGCTTGTTCTACTGCACTTATACCACTTTGATAAATAAGTTCTGTTCCGTCTAAGTCAGGTTTAAATAATCTATTAAAAGCATCTGTCATTGTGCTACCATCATCTCGAGTAGCCATAGGCTGAATATTACCACCGGGTAATGAAGTACCTAATTGACCTAATGTAATACTACTTATTCCCCATTCATACACACTTGCATAATCTTGTTGTAGCAAGAAAGTATACTGAAATAGTAGTTCTTCATTTGTTTCAACAGGTGTTGTTCCACCACTAAAGGATGCGTGTTCAAATGTACATAACACTGTTATTGTAGCACCCTCTACTAAATCAACTCCTTGAAAGTCATATTCTAAACCTGCATCGTTTATTGTTTGAGAGCCATCTATTGTGTAGTTAACATTAAAAGATTCCCCTTCAACGTCTGTGTCATCAAAAGATTCTGAAACTGCTTCTGTTGTATAATCAAGTCTAACAGGATTACCGTCTCCTGTAACCATATTATATCCCTCAACATAGTTACCGTACATAATTCTGTTACCCATTAAGGTTGATGCTTGAGCAAGTAACGGAACGTTGTCATACAGTCTTAAAACTTCTGCCTCAGGTAATATTGTAAAAATTTTACTATTAGTAAAAGAGTATGTTACATCCTGAAAGTCTGAATAACCTTGGTCATTCTTATTAAGTTTTTCAATGATTTTTATAACAGGACTGTTAGCCTCTTTGAACAAAAGGTCAACCCCTTTTACTAAAGGTCCTCCTGTATTAAACGTAACTAAAGCCGTGTTATAAATGTTAACCACACCCTCATTAAGATAACTCTCACCGGAAAACAGAAAAGGTCCCGGATTAAAAGCAGGTGGTGTAAACTGTGATGTAGCCGAATACTCATCTTCATCATACTTGTATCTATACCCAAAACAAATAAATCTTTCCTCTAAAAAGTTTTCCTGACTACCTGTTTGTAATAGTAAAATATCAGGTGCGTGAGTGGGAGGTTTTTTAATAACCAATATATCTTCTGCAGGAAATCCATCTACTCCACTTGCATCAGGATTTGCATAATTTTTTTGTACATTTATTTTTCTTGGAGGATTATAATTATCTGTAAAAAACAACAAGTTTTCTACCTTATCAACTCCTGTAAATAAATAGTCATCATTAAAGTTTAATGTAGTATCTACACCGCCACCATCGTCTTTACTAATAATGTGATATACAACTATATTATTATTTGAATTCCAAGAAACTATTAAGTCCAACTTACCTGTGTTGCTATCAGTAAATGCAGGGTCGTGTATCATCCAATAAATGGTTTCAAAAGCACCATCCTCAAAAGCACCTATACATTTGGCTTGAGCAGATAATGCAACACCATCAACTTGAATATTGGTTATTAATAGATTACCCTTTGAGTTTTCTATAACCCCTATTTCAGCACCTTCCGTTGAACCCATACGAACATTTAATGCATCAATGTACTCCCCGTTTGGAACGAGTCGCTCATCAACCATTTTGTTCATTTTACCTTGGGTAAAGTTTCTTGTTATATTCGCCATATTATTTTAGCCACTTATCTCTACCCCTTAAGTTTTGCAATAGTCTTCCGGGATGTATGTTACTAATTCTAATTTTTGCATTTCTTAAGAGTGCAGCTTTACGCTTTCTCTTTCTTGCAACAATATATTCTTGAGTATTAAGTTTAGTGCTAAGTATTGCAAACTCAATGTATGCATAAATAAACTCTTCAAATAATTTATTCACTGTAACTAAACTATCATCACCATTCTCCATACCATCAGAAACATATTCAAGAACACATAACTCACCTGACATACCTGAACTAAAATTAATTACACCTCCTTTGGGGTTAATTTTAAAAGTAGGATTAGCGTTTGCAGTCTCTGTATTTAAACCATAACGTGCACCAATTCCATATTCAAAGTACCAAGCACCATCTACACAATGACCTGCTTTTCCATAATACTCTGAGTTTTGATTTAAGTATATGCTTTGTTTAGTTCCTTTTATTCTGTCGTAATCTAAATCTGAATATTGTGGAGATAAAGCATTGCCGTCTAAATCAAACAATATTCTACATTCATTATCCTGTAAATAAGCACCGGACCAATTAGTCTGAATATTTTCTGTTAAAGGCATTAATAAGCCATCTCTATACAAAGAGATTCTCACCCAATTAACGTAGTCTGATGGAAGAACATATCTCAATGTGTCACAGACACTTAGTTCTAATATTTTTATTTCTTTAAATGCATCGTAGTTCAGTTCTTGAATCGCTCTTTTTGCGTGAAACAAAACTTTAAATCTTTCTTCGTTGTTTATCAAGTTATGATTCCCTGCATACATTAACATAAAATTGTTAACTATATCTTCAAGAGAGACATATTGATATGAACCCCAATTTGCATTTTCAGGAGGTAGTCCCCCATTTTCATAATACTGATATTGTGATATATAACTCATAATTATTTCTCTTCTTGGTTATTGGATTGTTCTTCAGCCTGAGCGAATTGAACTGCACCTATTTCTCTTATAGACATACCTGCATATTGCAGTATTTTATTTATTAAATTAACCTCATCATCGTTTGGTAATTCAAAATCCTGATAATCAGCAGCACTCTCATCAAACGAAGGTTCTCCATTAATCAATGTAACGTATGTCCAATTTGGTGTATAAGGGAACCTTATGTATTGACATATAACTTGACCCGGGTTGTTTATAGTATAAGGGAACATATCACCCACCAATGCCTCTTGCGTATAAGCCGGGTATGTTAGATTCGGAGAAGTAAGAATAGAGTTGTTAAGCATAGTTATTTTGCTATGCGTAACTTTCTCTGCTTCCTTTACTGTTCTTGCTTTAAAAACGGTATATGTAAGTGGGAATGTATTTACCACATTTGGAGCAACAGTGAGAGCATCACCCGTTGTGTTTATTGCAGTTACAACTAAATTATAAGCAATGTTTCCTATTTCTACACCAACTATATCTCCTATCTCTACACCATCTGCGTTAAAGTCTGCCGATGAATCTACTATTTTATTTTGACCACCAACGGTACTTGTAGTGGTTCCACTTGTAATTACTTTATTATTAATAAGCATTTTATTAATTAAGTAGTAATCGTTGTTAGTGGTTAATAGAGATGGCAAAAAATACCCATTAGTATTTACAACACTTTGAGTTAAAGGTAGAGTTTCAGAAAATGTATCAATAACCTCCTCTAATCCTTTGGTAATATCAGCATAACCCGTACCTGATTTACGAGCATTCTCTTTGTTAATCTGATAGTTGTAAGAATAAAAATAATCTTCAAATAAATCTAACTGTGCTTGTTTTGCAAATAAGTTAAAATCCGATGGGGATATATATCCGTAGTTATTCTTATTCAGTACCGACATTACTGTTTGTCTAACTGAATTTATCATCTGTCATTCTTTTTTACAAAGATAATGAAAAAAAAAGAGGAGTCAGAAAACTGACCCCTCTCTTAGAATAAGTGATTATTACTACTAATCCAATAAACCCTCTAAGTGTTTAAGTGCTTCTAATCCATCATCACTTTGTAAAAATGAACCTGCCATATCCTCAGCTTCTGCTCCAAAAGGAACATTTAGCATTTTGGTTTTATTAGTTGGTGTATTGTACCAAACTTCTTTACCGCTCTTACGAGTTGTCAATAAACCTTGGTCAAATAATCTTTGTATAGTTCCCATAAATTTCAAATCAGGGTCATTAATAACCTCTAAGAAATCAGAAGGATTATTTCTTGCGAATACTAATACATCTCTTTTTAATTCAGCAGTTGATAATTTAGTGGTATCAGTGCCAAACAATACTCTACATACATTTTCAAGTTGCTCAATAGATAGTTTTTTAGCTTCAGCTAAAGCATCTGCTTCCACCATAAGGTCTTCAACCTCTTTTGCCGCATCTTTAGCTTTATCCATTTCAGTAAACTGCTTTCCATTTAATGGATGATAATGAAGAAATTCTTGTAAAACTTGATTCTCTTTAGCAACGTGCAAAAACCCATCTTCAAAGATAATGGGTTCCATTAATGCATTCTCATCTTGCTCATCTACAAAACAAGACTTTTGGTTTCGTGCATAACGAAGTTCCCTGTTGGTTCCTGTTGTGTCATCAAAATGTAATAGTGAAAATCTTTTGGAGTGTCTAACCGGCAGCATAAAAGATAAAGGTGCTCGGTTTCTTGTAAGCTTGTAACTCTTAGCTACAAATTGCTTGTTGGTTTTTTTTGCCATTATTATAAAATTTAATTAAAGTTTAAAAAAAGGGAGAGTGTCTTTAAAGACACTCCCCCAATATAATCATCTTAATCTTGGAATAAGAAGAAGTTGTTAGCACCTAAAGTACATACTGCTCTTTCAGATAAGAAGTGAACCTCCATAGCATCTAAGCTTGAAGTTTCTGCTCCACCTGCAGAACCTGTAATCCAAGTCTTGTAACGTCTGTCTTCAGTTTCTGAAGCTCTATATCTAACGTGCAAGAATGGTCTCTTAGCGTTTTTACCTAACACTTGGTCGTATACTGAAGTAGAACCTGCAGGAACTAAAAGTCCATTAACTCTACCTGAGCCACCAACACCTGCCGGTCCTGATGCTAAACCACCTCTCATAGTTGGGTCGTTTAGATATTTCCAATCAGACTTGTAGAAGTCATATCCTCTACGGAATCCTGTGAAACCTAAGTTCAATGCCATTTCTTTTTCGTTGTCAAATAGACCGTAAGAAACACCACCTGCAGCATTAGAAGATTGCTCAGAAAGCATATCATCAATGTCGAAAGAGAAATCTCTATCTACAAAGATTACGTTTTCTTCGATTGCTCCTTGCTTGTCAAGTCTTGAAATAACTGTATCCCACTCAGGAAGAGTAGTTGGGTTTCCACCACCCCATACGTTACCTCTGTCTTCAACAACGTAGAAGATACCTTCAGAACCTTTGTTACCTACATCTTCAGCACCTACTACTGCTTGAGTAGCAACACCACCTGCTGCATCAGCAGGAACTGCTTCAATCATAGAAGTTTCCAAGTAGTCATCAAATCTAAGTCTTGTTTCGTGCTCAGACTTCAAATACCATAGGTATCCGTTTGCTCCATTTTCAGTTGTAATTTCTACCCAACCGATTTGAGCCATATCTGAACCTGATACTGCATACTTATCTTTAATGATAATTGGAGAGTTCTCGAAGATAAAGTCATCAGCCTCAAGAGAACCTTTCATTCCGTGAGTACCTTTTTTAAATTCAGAACCGTAAATGAATACAGTAAACTTCGCTGCTGCACCTGCAATAGGAATACCTGTATCAGGATAAGTTGCAACCTTGAAAGTTTGTGCTGCGTAATCTACGTCAGTTACAATACATTTAACTGAACCACCACCTGCATTGTCACTCACCATTACGGTTTGTCCAATTCTGATTGCGATACTGTTGTTTGCACTGAAAGCAGGGTTACCTGCATCATTCACTGTTAATGTAAACTCTAAATCTCCTGCAAGTGCAGCAGTAGTACAGTTTACATATTTAGTGTGAAGTCTTCCTTGTTCTGCCCATTTAATAAGGTCAGAGTTAGAAGGCATTTCTGCTCCTACCATTCTAAGGAATGAGGAGATTGTTCTATTACCATATCTTTCGAATTCCTTTTCATAAGTATCAGGAAGATACTGATTCAAGAAATCAAAATTAGTAATATAGTTTGACTTAAGCGGTACTCTTTGAGCACTTGGTTGTAAGTCAAAACCGGGAGTTGCTTGTACACTCATAATTTTACTTTTTTTTTTAAACGTTATTTATTTCTATTCCTAATCTTTAACCCACGACCTGAGTCATTACTTAAAGATTTTATTTGCATCCCTCCTTTTGATGATACTTCAGGAGCACTACGAGTCGTCATATTTACATTTTTTAACTTCTTCATAGTGTCTTCAGCAGCAGCAGATTTACCTTGTTCATAAAAGAACTTAGCAAATTTGTCGGGGTGCATCGCCATCGCTAATGACCTGTGATAACCACCTGCATCATTCATTAACCCATTGTCATCTAAAAACTTTCTTATAAAGTTAGAAGGGTCCATTTGGGTCTTCTTGATTTCAGCAGCATCACCGGGAGAAAAATAAACTTTATTGTCGTCTAACGTAAACTCAAAACCTTTGAACTCACTAAACACATTGTCAGTCTTCTTCGTGAACACCTCACTCTTAAGAGCGTTTTGTTCATTAACTGTCTTCGCTTCAGCTATATATTGTTTATATGCCTCGTAGTCTTCGTTTTCCACTTCAGGAATTGGACCCCTTCTCGACTCGAGAGGAACTTTATATGTTTCCTGTTGCTTCTCAAAAAACTCCTTGGCTTTCGCAATAGTCTTTTTCTTTGCTAATTTTATTTTCTTAATGGATTTTTCATCATCTATATCTTCATCATAATGATAATCTTCCATTAAGTCTTCAATATCTTCTGCATCCAAACCTTTTTCTGTTGCAGATAAATATTCTCTTAGCAAATTGTCAGGTTCCATTTCATCGTAATTCTTTTGCAATTTTGCAAAGTCATCGAATCCACGACCTGTATCTTTTTTATACTGTAGATATTTAGAAACATCTTCAGGCAGAGGTTCTTCCTCTCTCTGTTGATTGAGTTCGTCAATAGACTTAAACTCTTTTCCATATCTATTACCAATAAATTTAAGAACATCTTCCTCGGTTAACTCTGAGGATTGAGTTTTAATTTCTTCTTTTGCTTCAGGCTCTGCAGCCTTAGGCTCTTCTTTAGAAACTACTTCTTCCTTTACAATTACTGTCTCAGGTGTAGGAGTGGTTTCGTTATTTAGTTGTGCTTCGTGTTTATCTAACAACTCTTGTTCAACTTGTTGTATAGACTTTTCTTCGTTGCTTTCAACTGCTCTTACTTTTATTTCCATATTTAATTGAATTTAATTTTATACAAAGTTACACAAAAATTATTATAGTTTTAGACGGTTACCTTGGGTTAAATTCTGCAAGGTCAAACCCATCTAAACTATCCTCGTTTGATTCAAAGTTAATCGGAGGTAAATTATTTTTACGTTGGTTAATCATTTTAGATTGCTCTGTATTAGCTTGAGAAATTCTTTTTGCTTTTGCATCTTCTCTTTGACTCTCTCTGCTTTGTAATAATTCTGCATCTGCATTTCTTAATTGCATATTTAAGTCAAACTCTTGTTGCATTAATTGAGATTTCAATTGTGCTTCAGCTTTTAATTTCTCTATTTCAAAAGCAATGTCGGCTTGTCTAAACTCCATTTTTGCTTTTGTCTCCATTTGCACTTTCATCTGTGCTGCCTGAACTGCCATCTCTTGAGACTTAAGTTGTTGTTGAGACTGCATAGCTTGTTTCTGCATAGCCATTTTTTCATCTCTCTCTTGCTTAGAAACCCTTTTCATTTTAAGAAGTTGGTTAGCAAGTTTAAGATTTTTTATCTCACGAATATCAATAGCATCCTCCAAATTAATATCACCTTTAGATAAAGCCATTTGGATGTTTTGTTCCAATTGTTGTTTTTGTTCTTCATCCGGTGCTAACTCAATAAATATTCCGAAATCATATATATACAAATCATTTATATCACTTAATATAGAGACGTTGTATTTACCGATTTGGTTTATAAATTCTTCTTTAAAGTCAGAGTATTGCAAAATGTCAGCTACTCTATATGTAGTTGCCTCAGCAAGACTACGATATATGTATAAGCTTCCATCTAAAATATGTCTTGTCGCTACATTTGAATTTAATGCAGCTAACTTTTGTAACCCAACCAAAGAGTTAGGGTCAGGTGTGCTTCCATCTCTTGCTTCGTTTAGCCCTGTTACTAATCTAATTTGGTTTAAATAATGATTGTAGTTGCTTAAAAGCATTTGAGTTTTCGATGCACCCGAAGATGACTGTAACTCTTTTATAGGAATTCTTGCTTGATTAAAGTCTCCTTCTTGAGTATAACTTCTACCAATAACAGAACCTGTTTGAAAATACAACCTTAAAGCATCCTCGGGATTATAAGCATTCCCTGTGCCAAGGTCCACTTCATTCAGTCCATCAGCATCAATAAACACACCATCAGGTACAACTCTCGCTATAACCTGTTGTAGTTTTAAATGTGTAATCTGAATCAAATCAGCGAAAGGTATCATTCTTCTTACTAAAGATTCAATAACACCTTTATACATTCTTGGTGCAACTGCTACATAATTTGGTATAGCGTGTTGGGTTGCTGATTGAGGTCTAACCATATTTTCCATCAAGTCCCACTTGAGAATAATGTTAGTACCCATAACCATTACCCCTTCATACCATACGTCAACTGTTTTTTGAACTTTTTCAAAGTTTCCTTCTTCCTGCATTTCAATAGGTGGATTAAAAGTATCATCCTTTTCCACCATAGTTACATTACCATTATCTTTTACTTTTCTTTTATAAGTGACTTTTTTAGTAGACTTATAATTGAAGTACATTAACGTAGCAGTATCCTTATAGAAAATATCATTTTGATAATATTGTGCTATATTAAAATAATCAAACCAACTTTGTGCATATGAAGATATTTCTTCTAAATCATTGTTAGTTAAAGTTGGGTCAATTTTAATTAACTCAGTAATTGGTACTGTTTTAATTTCTCCCCAATAGAAACAATCTTTAAAGTGCGGGTCTTCTGTATAGCTATAGACAACATTAGCAGGGTCAACATATTTAAGTCTAACCCCATCACCGGGTAAAAATTCGTGCTTTGCTACTGAAACACCTAAAACAGTTAAATCATAATCTAACTGCTTTCTTATATCATTATATTTATTGCTTTCAAATATTGTTGAAATCGCTTCTTCCTCTGCTATTTCAATTGCAGGTTTATAGTTCAACTGCATATATAGCTTTAACTCATCATCAGTTTGAGGAAGGTCCTCCGGTTCCATAGTAAAAGGATTGACACCGGTCTTCTGTTGTATAGTTTCGAGCATTGGTTTAGCTACCATTTGCCCTTCAATCATTTGTTGATACTTACTTCTTTTAGATTGAGACATAGCATCTTGTGCGTAAGCCTTAACACTAAACTCTCTATCTTGCATACCGTTAACTACGATATCTACAAACTTAGGTAATACAGGTACGGGGGTCCAATCCAAATTTAGATAAGACAAATCTCCGTCAACTGCTAATTCGTTTTTATATTTTCCTGTACCTTGTTCACCTCTTGCGTACAATCTTAGTCTATTGAAGTCTCTCCACTGACTAAAGTATCTACAACCACTGCCGTCTTTTTTAAACCATTCGTATTGAATAGCCTGTCCTATTTGTAATCCAAATTCATCAGTAGCTTTTTCTGAATCAGATACAAATTGGCTTGGAAATCCGGCAGATGATATATTTATGTTTACTTTTTTCATCTAATAATTTCGCTATATTTGCCCTTGTTACTATACCTTGCAAAGTTAACCTTTATTTTTGAAACTTTTTTCTCAGGTAAATAAAGGTGTTTCTGTGTTGCCATAATTGCTAAGCCTGAACTAATAGAAGCATCATACTTAGTTCTATTGCTAATATCAAACTTTGCCCAATCTTCTAAAGTTCTTGAAAAAACCATATCCCCAATCTCCATATCATCTTTAAAACCTATATTAGTTTCAATGTAAGATTCAATCGCAGAAGCGTGTGCTTGTTTTACTGCTTCACTTGAGTTAGGTATTCCACCCAACTCTCTTTCAGTTTTTGATAATTTAGTATATGCCTTATCAGGTCTATTCATACAAAACCCTCTATACCCTCTGTTTTTAAAATGATATAATAATCGAGGCTTATTGTTTTCTATTAATATAGGCATACCATAAAACACACAAGCCATTAAAACATCTTCAAAAAATATTTCTGCAGTTTGTGGTCTTGCTATGTATTCTAAGAAAAATTCATTACTTGGTGCTTCAGCCATACTAAACATAGTCTTCCCGTGCAGTGCTCCATTAGAGCCACCACCACCAACTACACCCGATATGTCATAGCTATCACACCCGAATGCACCTATGTGTTCATTGCCGGGATACTTAATACCTCTTCTTATATCAACCCTGTTTTGTAAAGACTTATTAGGGGTCCAAGAAACTAAAAACCTTCCTCTATTATTTGGAGAAAATATTACCTCAGTATCTTTAACTCCATTCTTCCAACTCAATGACCCTCTCGTAATATGGTGGTCAATAATTAATGAATCATTGTAATCTATTTGCTGATATATTTTAGTTAGATTAAAAAGAGACTGTTTACTTTCATCTCTAAATGCGTGAGACTCAGTTCTTGGGAATTGTCTGTAATATTCATTTAATGCATCAGGGTCATTTTTTAAAGAGTCAACTTCGTTTTTCCAATAATCAATTGCTCCTTGATGTATTAATTGATTATCTATTCCAACAACAGGTTCTTCCGGTGTATCAAAAACAGGCATACCATACCTATCTATAAACCCTTCCATATTCCATTCCATAGGGATGAAAAGTGAATACATACCGCTTTTGGTTTGACCATTTGCATTTCGTTTTCCCACATCAGAGTCTGTGTATAGTTTTTTAAAATTATCACCACCCTTTTCAAGTGCATTTGATGTGGACCCCATCATACATTTACCTATAATTTTACTACCTAACCTTAAACAAGTTTTGGTAACTCTCCAATTATTTAAAATGTTATTAGGCTTTGTCCATTTACCACTTTCATCGTGAACTAATAATAATAATTTTTCACCATCATAACTGTTATCATCTGTGTTCTTCCAATCAATAGTAGTATCTAACCCATACAACTCATCATTAGTTGTATCATACATATTTTTCTTTGTAATCTTTGCCGCAGGAATTCTAAAAGCCAACTCTGTTTTTGGCTTATCCATACCATCCATAATAGGTTTAAAGAAAAACGGCAGCCTACTGTTTATAGGAACTACTTTATCTGTAAACATTTTTTTAGCATCAGAACCTGTCTTAGATAATATACCTACTCTTGCATCTTTTACAAGTGTCCCTGTATTAACACATTCAGATGATGACATAAAAGAAAAGCCTGAACGTCTTATCTTTAAGTATATCATTCCAAAACTCCTTGTGTCTGCCTTTGATGCTTCCCAATAAAGAAACAATATTCTATTAGCTTCTCTAAAGTCCGGATAACCCACATCTATACTTGTCCATTGCAGATACATATAATGTGCTCCGGTTATGTATGTTGGTTTACCATTGGACATAAACCATAAACCTTGCTCCCTTCTATCAAACTCTTCCTCAATATAATCCACCCATCTGTCTTTGAATTCAGATGACATTTCATTCCACTGAAATATAGATTGTATTTTATTTAATTGCTTAGGAAGGTCTTCTCTTTCCCAATATTGTTCTTTAGGGTTTTTGTGTCTTTGAAGACACTTTTTTGGTTCTAATGGTAACGCTACCTTTAATCCACTTATACTGATAACCTCGCCAATCTGACCTGTCTTAGAAATAACTACAAACTCATACTTAGTGTCATACCCATATTTCCACGTTTTAGCCTTGTTCTTAGACTTTAAAACATTTTTTGGTACAACACCATTAAGGGTTATAAATAAGTTATTTAGACCTTCGCTCTGCAAATCCTTGTTTTGTATCAGTTTTACTTGTTCCTTTTTCTAATGAATCTATTGCATCCTTTTCAGCCTCTATACGATTAAGTATTTCAAAAGCATCAAAGATTGCTAATTTTTTAGTAGCTGCTGCATTCTTTAATCTATCAGCAGAAAGGTCATCCTCAGGGTCTTGTTTAATAATCGCTTCCTTCGCCACCTTTATCAGTTGTTCCACTGCCCTGTGACCTGCTTCTATTATTTTTAATTTTATTTCTTTTGATTTCATTTTTAAATCTTTTAGATTTTCTAATAGGAATCTGAGAACCATCGTGTTCGTTCCATTCATCTTCCCAATAAATATACTTACTCATAATATTTTCTTGTGTCAGTATGGTGTCTGTAATTAACAACAATTTCTTCGTCTACTTCGATGTACCCGTTTGCTAACAGTATCATATTTTCATTATCTCTAAAATAATAAAATCCTGCATTAGGATGTTTAGAGTGGTTTGTATACCTACCTGCTATAGTTCTACATCCGTCAAGAGTTCCATATCCAATAACTTCTCCTTTATTAAAATCTTTTGTTGCAAAAATTCCAAAACCTTCAATGCTTGAATTTCTAACTTCATAATTATTATTGCCAAAATCGACAACAGGTCCTGCTTGTGACTCAAACTCTTCAGAGTCAATATAATTATTAAGAGTTTCTAAGTCTATATTTTGTTCTTCAAGAAATTTATGAAAATCATCCATTGTTTTTTTCTTTTAAAAAACACACTTGTATTAATCTTGCTTTTTCTGCATAACCAAAATTTTCAAAAATATTTCTTGAATGATAAAGGTTAGATGGAAAAACAATAAGCCTATTATATCTTGACCTCAATATACACATTTTTTCTCCTTTATAATATAACGTAGTTCCATCCTTTTCAGGATGCTCTGTGTTTAAGTAAAGTATAGCGGTCAAGTCTCCCATCATTTCATCTGTATGAATCCAATTTGGTTCTTCTTGGTTCTTAGGTGAACGTCTAATGAAATTTAAAACTGCTTCATACGATGGATATTTTTTTTCTAAAAACAGAACAAATTCATCTACAGGTCTTATCTGTATATTCTTAAACAAACCCTCATCAAGACTAACATCTTCAAATCCAAAATCATTTATATCCTGAACATAAGACTCTACATCCTTTATTACATCTTCAAATATTCCTACATTCATATTGACATAACGATTTGATGGTCAAACATTCTATACATCTTAACATCATCAACGATGAACTCATATTCACTATTGGGTTTGTAACAAACCTTATCTCCTTTTGTGACACCTTTAGATTTTAAATAATCGTTTGGGTATTCCATAATACCTACTAAAGGCTCTTCACTTAAAGGTTTGTATACATATGATTCTTCAACGGGAGCAGGTTTGACAAAACAGTATCTATCACAGGCATTCCATTGTGTGCCATTATGATACATATAAAATTGTTCTTTTTCTACAAAAAACAAATCATCCTTAAAGTAACTTTTACCACTTCGTTTTGTGCCCTTCATATCATTGTAGAACTTAAAAACATTGTGATGTACTAATAAAAAATCTCCCACCTTTATTGGACCTTTATATCCAAGGGGGAGTTCTATTACTTCGGCTTCTCGATTCGCAAATCGAAAATCCTCTTCAGATGTACTTATAATAATGTCCAATCCGGACATTTCTTTTGTGTTGTTATATCGCTTACCCTTTAAAGGTTTTACAATAAAAGCAAAAGGTGATTTCATAATTTAATTTATGAGCCACAACCAATACAGTCTATATGTGAATCAGTTGGTTTGACTCCATTTAATTTCATTTCAATATTGTGAATCTCATCAGCAACTGACATTTGTTCCATCCAATCAGAGATACTTTCTTTTTGTTTTTTAAGAACTTCTACTTTTTCTGTTAGTTCTTTTCTTTCATTATCTGTCATTACAGAAAATTTATATTGTATTCAATAGAGACAGGCATCATAGATGTGAACTCTTTCCATAATAATATTTCATCATTTTTCTGAATGTATATTAAAATACTATCAGACTCTTCTTCAAACTTAATTAAATGAATTGTATAACTACCATTTAACACTGCTTGACCTACAATATAATGCATTGCTCCTGACTTATAATCAGGTCCTATAGAAATTTTTCTAATATCCATTAGTATATTCTAAGTTCAAAGTTGCCTTGTATGATATCAATTGCTTGATTTTGAAGTACTTCATCATATATGTCAATTTGAATTTCTTTTTGAACTCTGTCGAAACCACCAAAGTAGCATTGAACTATTCCACCTTTTGAACCACCAAATCCATTTAACAATACAAATACTTCATCAGTATCCGGAAGTGTCCCACTTGCTTTAACAGTTAACGTACCATTACGATTATCTGTCCAACCAAAAGTCAAAGCCGTTGTGTTATTTAATTGCTTAGCATTTACCACACCACCGGCAGTTGAAAAAAGAACCTCGTAACTTGTATAAGGCAGTGAAGATGCTGATTGGTCTACCCATTGTGTGCTTATGTCTGTTCCACTGATTGCTTTAAGACCTAACACTTGAGTTCCTGCAGTAGGTAAAGTTTCAGGTAATGAAATCACTTGGTCAACACCTGAAGTCGGTGCTTGAAGAGTAATTGTTTTTGGAGTAACTGCTTTACTGCTTCCTGTTCTAAATTCAACTTTACCACCTTGGCTACCATTGTTTCCGTCAAGCCTTAATACTCCATAAGTTTCAGATGGAGAAACTTCATCACCTATTTTAACCGTAGCAATTTTATTAACTGAATCTAAGTTATAAGTAAATTGTATATCACCATCTAATAATCCGCTTGAATTATGGAATTGAACATTAGATGCTGAACCACCCGGTGTTGCAGTAGCAGTAATAGCTAAATTTCCACTACCAAGAAGACTGTTTCCATTAACGGTTTTAATATTTGTTCCACTAACTAAAGCATCTTGTTTACTATTAAAAGTAGCAAAGTCTCCTGATGATAAATACCCATCACCTGTTGCCGAAGCTGCACTCATACTAATATCCGGTGTTGTTCCACCGGAACTCTTAATAGGATTAGTTGCCGTAACACTTGTTACAAGACCACTCTTTGGTAAATCAAATGAAAATGTATTTCCGGTTTGAGAAACTAAAGCACCGTTAAATGTTATATCTCCTACAACAGATGCATTCGGTCCTATAACCCCTGTAATTCCTGAACTTCCTGAATCAAAATTAATTACAGTTGGATTACTTGAGTTGTCCATAGTAACACCTGAACCTGTAAACTCAAATGTTCCTGATTCAGTATCACTACCAACCTTAATACTATTTACCATATTGTATGATACAGCACTTATAGTTAGTGTTTTAACACCATTTACATCTGTATTAACTGAACCTGATAAACCTGAACCTATTGTTACTTTTTCACTCCAATATCCTGCTTGAGTATCTGCTGCATCATATTTAAATTTTTCATCAGCACTACTACCACCTACGGTAGACCATAGAGATGTGTAAGGAGTTGTTGAGGTTGCAACTTTATCAATAACTAATACTTGACCTGTTGCCGGTTCGTTTTCCGGTAGAGCAACCGCATAGCTTTGTTTTGATATTTGACCCGGAGATGCCCAAGAAGCATATTGACCCGAACCAATTGCATCATAATATCTTGTCTCTCCAAAAAACGAGCCTTCACCGGTTCCTGAAAATATATTTAACTGACCTTTTAGTTCTTGGTTTTTACCTATATTAACTGCAGGGTTTGCGTATCCTTTTAAATCTACTGTGAAAAAATCACCTGCAGCAAAGTTACCACCATCATTATATTGAACTCCAAGGTTAGGTGCTCCCGGACTACCTCCTGAAATACCTGAACCATCTATGTTAATTAAGTTCCCTACTGCAGTTATTGTAATACCTCCCTTACCTACTAAATCAATATCAGGACCTGTTGCTCCATCAATAGATTGAATACCACTGCCACTGCCTGTAATAGTAATGTCAGTTCCGGAAGCACTAATACTAATGCCTCCGGCTCCAACTAAGTTTAAGTCACCCGTAAGAGTATTTAATGACTGAACGGAAGCTGAGCCTCCCGGTACTAATGCAATAATGTCTCCAATGGTATAATTCATTGTAACATCAGCATCATCAACGTTTGTACCAATTACTTTGTCGTGAATTGTTGGGATGCCATCTATTGCATATGTACTTATTCTTGCCATTATTCTACTTTAGTTAGTTCTTCTTTCTTTTTTACTTCTCCTGTTTGAACATCAATTTGAGAATCTTCACCATACTTTTTAGATAGTTCTAATTCTACTGCTGCATAATCAGATTTTAAAGTGTCAATCTTTTTAACGAGTGCTACTTTTTGTAGTTCTGCATCTCCAAGTTGCATCTTTAATTGATTGAATGCGTTTAGCATTGATTGAACTTGTGTAAGTTCTTGTTCTGTCAATTTTTTACTTTTTGCCATTTGATTCATATTAAATTAATTATTAGTTACAAAGATATGAAATTTTCTATTGCAATTAAAACTCACATCGAGTTAACAATATACAAGTTGTACTTCCATCATCAAAAGTTATTTGCAAGTATGCAGTCTTACCTTCTGTAATATAATCTTGTCTAACAATTTGTGTTTGTTTACCGTTAAGGAAAATATCACCGCCACCATCTGCTCCTGCAGGTCCTTGTGGTCCTTGTGGACCTTGTGGACCTTGAGGTCCTGTTGCTCCGGTTGCTCCTTTTGAGCCGGTTGCACCCTGTGGACCTTGAGGTCCTGTTGCTCCATCTTTACCATCTGCTCCTGCCGGACCCTGTGGTCCTTGTGGTCCTGTACTTCCTGTATCACCTTTGGCTCCCTGAGGTCCTTGGCTTCCGGTATCGCCTTTGGCTCCCTGAGGTCCCGTTAATCCTATTGGTCCTTGTGCACCGGTGTTTCCTTTTTCTCCTTGTGGACCTTCCGGTCCCTGCGGTCCTACTGAGCCTGTACTTCCTTTGGCTCCTGCCGGACCTTCCGGACCTTCCGGACCTTCCGGTCCCTGCGGTCCCGTTGACCCTGTGCTTCCTTTGGCTCCTGCCGGACCCTGTGGACCTTGAGGTCCCGTTGACCCTGTGCTTCCTTTAGGTCCTTCAGGTCCTTCCGGACCTGTTGCTCCATCTTTTCCTGCAGGTCCTTCCGGTCCTACACTTCCGGTGCTACCTTTTGGTCCTGTCGGTCCAACTGCTCCCGTGTCTCCTTTTGCTCCCGTATCGCCTTTGGCTCCTTCCGGTCCTTCCGGTCCTTCAGGTCCAACTGCTCCGGTACTACCCTTAGCACCTGCCGGTCCCGTTGGTCCCGTACTTCCGGTATCTCCCTTAGCACCTGTATCTCCCTTAGGTCCTTCAGGTCCAACACCACCGGTATCTCCGGTTTTCCCTTGTGGTCCTTCGGGTCCTTCCGGACCTTGTGGACCCGTACTTCCGGTATCTCCCTTAGCACCTTGTGGACCCGTACTTCCGGTATCTCCCTTAGGACCTTCCGGTCCTGTTGCTCCAATATCTCCTTTAGGTCCCTGTGGTCCGGTGGCTCCTGTGGCACCGGTCTTACCCTGTGGTCCTTCGGGTCCCGTTGGTCCCGTCAAACCTATAGGACCCTGAGAACCTGTGTCTCCTTTGGGACCTTGGTCGCCTGTATCACCCTTTGGTCCTTGTGGACCTTCAGGTCCTGTCAATCCGATAGGACCCCGTGCACCTGTATCGCCTTTAGCACCCGTATCACCGGTCTTGCCAATATCACCCTGTGGTCCTTCGGGTCCTTGTGGACCTGTTAATCCTATTGGTCCTTGGCTTCCGGTATCACCTTTAACACCTTGGTCGCCTGTATCTCCTTTAGGACCTTGAGGACCCTCCGGTCCTGTCAAGCCTATTGGTCCTCGACTACCCGTATCTCCTTTTGCACCGGCTGCTCCCGTATCTCCTTTTGCACCTTGTGCTCCCGTGTCTCCTTTTGCACCTTGTGGTCCTTCCGGACCTTCCGGTCCTTGTGCTCCCGTATCTCCTTTAGGACCTTGAGGTCCTGTGTTTGTTGGTAGGGTTACAGTGTTACCATCGGTTATAGTAAGTTCCTCACCTACTACAGATAATGTTTGTCTATCAACACAAAACTCAACTTCTCTTGTTTCTTCGTTAATAGTTACATTTGTTCCTTTACAACCAATAAGAGTTAAAGTGTCGTTATTTGATGTTGCTTTAATAATGCCCACACCATTAGTAACATTTTTAAATATTGCCTGAGAAGAGCCTTTGTCGTTATTTGTTAATGTGATTGTTTCATCTGTAGTTTGGTTTAGTGTAAAGTCTCCTCCACCACTCATACCTGAACCTGCAGATAATGTAATTTTATTATTGCTTACTGAAGCTGAGTTGTCTGTCCAAGATGCAGTTAACGTACCACCATCTTGTTGAGTAGCAGTTAATGTTTTAGTTGTGTTACCGGTTACTGCAAGTTTTGTAATTTGATTGTTGTAAGCATTATCCCAATTGGTGTTTGTTACATTTGAAAGAACACCTGTATTAGAAAGTCTTAAAGAGCCATTGGTATATAAAGCTGAATCTACTAAATCAACAATAGTACCACCTCTCAATTCAAGTGGAGTTCTATTGAATGCTGCACCTCTGTAGTCTTTAACGTAAAATATAAATTTATCGTTTACAGTTGTGTTATCTCTTAATTCAAAAACAAAATTAATTGAATCAGAAGATGGTTGTTGTGCGTAGATTCTTGCACCATCATTATTTAAGGTCCAATCAAAACCTTTACCTGATGTTGGAAAAGTTCCCCCTAAGTCTTTAAATACTAAATCGGCACTACTACCTAAGGTTACGTTACCATTTAAAGTAAGAGCACTATTTGTTGTAGCACCTCTCCCTGTAACTGTAGCTAAAGTATCAGACTCAGCCGGTACTTGAGCAAGAGTAATATAACCCCTCCCGTTAGTTAACTGATTATTGTCTGTTGGAATTGTTGTGCTCGTAAAAGCATTGGACCCCAAAGATGTACCGTTAACCTTAAGGTCATCGGTAACGTCAATGGGTTCCTTAAACTTTATATATGCCATTTAGTTTTAGCCTATTTTCTGAACCATTACAACAAGTGCTGCTGCTGCTTGTGGTTTAGCGGTTCTTACTGTTACGGTATTAACATCAGTTCTTTCTACTGTAACGTGAACAGTATCAAAAGGTGAAGTATTTGAATACACCTGAACCATTACATTTTGTGAGGCAAGTTTGTGATTAATAACAAATGTATCACTACCACCAACTGTCTCAACATATTCCCTCTTAGTTTGACAAGCTTCAACTTCTGCACAGAAGTTTTTAACTTGACTTGCTGATATAGAAATATCTGCATCTGATAAAGCAGTTACTCTACCCTTAGCATCAACTGTTATTGCAGCAGACTTAGAAGCAGTACCTGCACTACCTGCAGTTACTTTGTTTGGTAAGCTTACTGCACCTGCAGATACACTTAGTCCACCTGCAGTTGGGAAGTTAGCAATACCTTGAACCGTTGCAGTTGCAACATCAATGTTCTTGTTAATCTCTGTCCAATCTGCTGCAGTTGTAGGATTATCTTGATTAGCAATAATTAAATCACCAACCTCTAAAGCAGGACTCCAAAATCCAACAGGATTTCCTGTACCGGCTTTGGTTACTGCATAAGTAAATCCTTTCTTAACTGCTGCTCCTGTTGGTGCTGCAGTATCTGCATCATAACCACCTTGGTAAATCAATGCACCTGAACCTGCGAATGTAGTGTCTACATAGTTTTTAGTAGCTGCATCCTGAGTAGCAGTTGGGTCTTTAACATCAGTAAGTTTGTTAGAAGCAATGCTTATGTCAGCAGTTGGTGCTCCCCACATACTTAATGTTAAATCAGCAATGACAACCGTGTTTTGGTCTGCTGCTTTATCAAACAATCCAATTAATTTATCTGACTTAGGGTCTATCGTTGCAGTTCTTGCAGGAAGTTCCGTAAGGTCAAGTACAATATTTATTTGGTCTGTAGCTGCTACATCAGTAACAATACCTTCACCACCGGCAAAGTTTATTGAGTTACCATTGCTAATTGTTTCAGCAGTTCCTGAGTCAGCTTCAATAGTAAACGAACTCATTGTGCCCGGAGCACTACCTGCAGTAATAGAGGTAATGTGACCGGTTGCGTTTGTTACTACTTGAGAAGGATATGCATATGTTCCTGCACTTCCAAAAGCATCGTGATTAATAGTTACTTTATCTGTATTACCAACCACACCTGACAATGCAGTACCACCACTAATAGTAAGTGTCTCCCCGTCAGTTATTGTTTGGTTTGTACCACTATCTGATGTTAGTATAAATGAACTCATTGTTCCTGCACCACCATCACTAACCTTGGTTATTCTACCTTCAGCATCTACAGTAATATCTGCTGAGGTATAATTACCTGCAGTTATTCCTGTTGTTGGTAACTCTAAACTAACTGTAAGAGGAGTAGAAGTGTCAACAGTTAAGGTTTTAGAAATAAAACCTACGGTCTGACCTGAAGCTACCGAGAATGCAGTTGTTCCATCTGTAATATCAAACCCTGCAAATCCTGAAGGAATAGTTGCCCAAGTTCCATCCCCTTTTAAATACTTAACATTATCTGCTGCTGCCGGTGCAGGTACTGCACCTTTAGTTCCTGCAGTTGTTCCGTTTGCACCCGTGAAGTCATTAATGCTAATAGTCGGTGAAGTACCTCCACTTGAAACTATTGGAGCAGTTCCTGACACCCCTGTTACTGTACCTGTGTTAGCAGTAAAAGGTAAGTCTTGTACGGCTGCATAATTAACAACACTCTTTGAATCTGAATAAATAATGTGAGCCTCTAAAGGAACAGGTGTACCTGCTAAATTAGTTGCTGAAAGAATAATGTTTTTGGCAGTTGAATAATCAGGACTAATTGTAACCGCTCCCGTTGAGGAAGAAGCTAAAAGTCCGGGACCTGCAGTAATACCTGTTACTCCACCTTGACCATCAAGTTCTACCCATCCTGAACCATTATAATACTTTAATGTCTTTGCAGTTGAATCAAAGAAAAATTGTCCTTCACCCAATGAACTTGCAGGGTTACCCGGATTGTTCTGTGCAATGACATTTTGGATTTCTAATCCTGTTAAGTCAATTGCATCTAAAAATTTTATTGCCATAATTTTATTGTTTTTGTTTTTTTAGTTGCAGTACGCTTGACCTGAAAAGGGTGCTGCGAAAGTTACCGTTACTCTATTTTTGTTTATATAATCTACTTTACCAAATACTTCTTCGTTAAATGAATTAACAACACTTACTGAAGGAAATTTATTTAAATCGTGTGTAATATCCCATTGATATAAAGGAACTCCTTGTGAAAACACAAATGTTTTATCTCCTCCCGCACCCGATGGGTTCCACGACAACAAAGATATGAAATATTCTTTATCCTTTTCTAAAGCACCTTGTCCTGAAATTAGGGTTAATCCTATATCGTAAAAATTAGGATTACCACTAACAACACTACTATCCCAATCAAAAACACCAAACTTAGAAATGTCTGTTGTGTCTGATATCAATACCTGAGAGCCTATAATTGCTGAATAAAAAGTTGAAACATCTGTTGGTGTACCTTGACTAACATATCTTAAACTTGTTTCGCTTAAAACTATGTTTGATACATTTATAAAATCAACAACCTTTCCTTGTTGTGGATTGAAAGATAATGTTCCGGGTTCTAATGTATCTCCCGTCTCTAAAAACTGAAACTTATATCTCAATGTTTGAGTGTCAATTGCAGATGACTCATTGATATATTGAACCATTTTATTAACTGAGAAGTTTTTAGTTCTTCCATTGTTAATATTAGTTCCAATCATTTTGTCACCACCGACTACGTTCTCATCAATTGGATATAAGCGAATTCTTGACATCTATATTTGCAGTTTTTATTATTATACAAAGGTACTGAAATTATTTGATGGTTTATTTTTTGGAATCAGAATAGGACTTCATCATTTTCTCTCCTGTCCTACCTATAACATAACCACCTATACCTAACTGCAACAAATTCCAAAATTCATTTTCTAACTCAGGAATTCTTAAATCAAATAATGGTGCAATAAACTTTACATAGATTACTATAAAACCAAAAGCTAACATTAATATTGGTCTCCAACTTCTTTGAAGCCAATTACCTTTTGCTTCTGTAACTATGATTTCAGTTTGCATTTTTTGCAACTCTAATTCTTTTTGAATTAGAATTTGCTTTATAACGTTTTGTGCTTTTATTTTTTCCTCTTTAGAAGTAAAGAGATTATCAAGTCCTCCGAGTAAGTCTTTAACTACACTCCCCCCGAACCATTCCACTATTTTTTTCATACTCTATTTCGCTTATATATTTATACTCTTCCGTTGCATCAAAACTTGGACAAGCTTTATTTGCGAAATCTCTATGACCGTGAACAACACTATCGGTGTGAATTGCCTTTAAAGTCATAAGTAAACTTTCTAAACTTTCTTCTTGCTCACAAGTTCTTGTATCCTTAGGTGTCTTTCCATCGGACTCAACACCCCCAATATAACAAATTCCCAAACTGCTTCTATTGTATTGTCTACAATGAGCACCGGGAACATTATCTTCTCTTCCTTTTTTAATTGTGCCATCAAGATAAATAATATAATGATAGCCGACATCTTTCCAACCTCTGCCGTTAACGTGCCAATCTCTTATAGTGTCAATAGTTATATGTTGACCTTCTCGGGTGGCTGAACAATGTACTATAAGTTTTTCAATCTTCATTGTTATTTTTTTCTCTGCGTTCCTTATCTAACAAGTACCAACGCTGAGCGGTATATCCCACTGATAAAACAAGCAAGGTGATTTTTAAAATCATATCTATATGCGACATCGAAATCGCAAAAGTACCTATATTAAGAAGGTACATCTTAATATCTCCCATCCAATTACTCATTATTATTTAGTTTGTAATTAAATACGATGTTTCCCCAAGTGGTAGTATATACCCAATAATTTTTCATATTCTAATTGTTATGCCTATTGTTAATTTTTCCATATTACCAAAGTGCTATAATTTCTGCACAAGTTGTTCCTGTCTTCCAAACTTTCTTTACTTGAACAGGAAAGAATCCTTCTTTTACATTTTTAAAAACTACAGGTAATTGATTAGCCAATGGAGTTATCTTTAAATCTAAACCTGCACCACCTTTACCAATGTATAAGACACATCCGTTATTTGCATCTTGGTAGTTGTCAACTGCACTTGCTGCATATATAGTATATGTTTCATTAACAACAGTAAAAATGTTAGCATTTAACTGTAGCACTTCAGAATCAATTACTGCGGTTACCGTTGCAGATACACCGGTAATTGTGTTTACTACAATGTCACCTGCTTTTACTCCATTCTTAATAAATTCCACACCGGACATACCATTCAATTGGTCTGTGCTTATTGTATCGCATTCCCCACTTACTCTAATTACAGTGTAAGGAACGTTAGCGTTATCAGAAGTAACAATGCTAAGTGCTTGATATCCTTGTATTTTGTTTGTTGCCATATCTTTTTATTTTTTATAAGGAAACTTGTCGTTTAACATTTTTTTCCTTTTTCCACATCCGCAGTCTCTTTTTAAAACTTTGGCTCCGGCTTCAACAATTTGTTTAATACCTGTGGCAGTTGTTATTTTTTCTACAGTATCTCCGAGTCCTTTTGATTTCATTTTGATTTATTTTTTACAAGTACACAATTTGTTAGGACAAGAATCCACATTAAACATTAACTTAGATACAAGCCAATTCCATTTACATTGGAATTTACACCAAACGGATTGCATCCACAATCCCATCTTTACAAATAGTTTCCCCATTAGAAGTTGTGTTTAACGAATTTCAAATTCATATTGTGATAGCATCCTTGTGCTGAAGACTTGTTTCCTGAGTATGCTTTTTTACCCATTGCTTTTTCCATACCTTTTGACTCGTTTCTACGAGACTTGTATGATTGAGACTTCTTTCCGTTTCTTGCTCCCATTGACTCATCGAGTCTTGAATTATATCCCTGTGCCATAATTGTTTTTTTTATTTTACAAATATACTAATATTTTCCTTGTCTATTTTTTGGTGAAGACTTGGTGCTTCCCCCTTTACCTGCCCATAGTTTTTTACAGGACCAATACCTTGCCGTCAACTTAGACTTAGCAGTTCCACATTTATGTCTTGCTTTAAAAGATTTTCTCGCTTTAGCAGAATAATTATGACCATAACCTTTAGCACCAAAGTGAATTAGTTTTTCTTTTCCACCTTCACAGGCTTTTACCATTTTCTTCTTGCCCGGTCTTGTGCTCGGTCTAACCGAGTTACACTTCATATTTTTTTTACTAACTGCCATATATTATTTTCTTCTTCGAACAGACTTAACTTTTCTACCTCCGGCTCCTTGTTTTCCGATTCTTGCTTTCTCAGATTGTTTTTTCTTTAATGTCTTTTGTGACATTTCTTTTTTGGTAACCGGTGTCTTTGAAGACACTCTTCTTGATGGTCTACAATATTCACTCTTACCTCCTGTTCCGCAAGGTTTGTTTGTTCGAGTATCTATCCATCTTTCTTTAGTCCACCTCTTTAAATTAGAACCTGCCTCAGTCTTTCGTACCTTACCTTTTTTTTTACGGCACTTAGCAGTTGCTTGTGCAGCTCGAGCCGACCACTTACCGTAACTCTTCATTGCCTTTCTGTAACAAGCATCTTTTGGCATTACCTCTTTATTTTTTTATAAGGACTGTTGTCTATATATTTTTGTTTAGCCTGTCCTGACCACTTATCAGGATTGCCATTCTTTTTTATAGCTGCAGAGAAATATGGTACAAGTTTTTTATTCATCATCAAACTTTGAATCTGACAATGGCTTTGACATATCTCTACCTCTTCTCTCAAGTTGCTTTGCTCTTTTTGTTTTAAGCTTGTCAATTTTAATTTCACCTTTAACCTGTCTAACTTCGTTACCCGTAAGCTTACCTAAAGTTTCTTTACTCTTAGCTTTTCTTAACTTCTTTTTGTAACGAACATCTTGTCTTGCAGTTCTTCTTTTTTCTCTCGCTGCTTTCTTCTTGGCTTTTAAATCTTCTTTATCCGGCATAATAATATATTTATGTTGTTCTATTGTTCTTTTTTCTATGAAGACGCATTCTTGTTCCAAGCTTTGAACCTCCAAAAGTTATCTTACCACCTGAAGAAACTTTTCTATTGTTTCTGTCACTTCTTGTGTTTCTTGACCACTTCGTAACATCTTTAGGTTTAAAGATATTTAAGTTTGCAGTTGTGCTTTCTTTTGACTTACCCTCTTTGTACTTATTCTCTTCAGTTTGAGAGTTAGGTCTTGATTTTTTTTCGTCACTCATAATAAATGTATCTTTGTTACAAAGATATTAAATTTAATCGAATGGTTGATTACCTCAAATATTGGCGAGTAATAAGGTACTATGTCAAAAAGAAATACGACATAAGTCAAGCGGAATTGGAAATGCTTCTCTTTTTGAGAAGCGAAAAATATTTTTCAAAAGATAACTTTGATGAGTTTGACGAACTCTTAAGTTGGGATAAAAATAGATTTGAAAAATTAAGAAAGGAAGGTTGGATAGATTCTTTTAGAAAGAAAGAAGGAAAGCGTAGAGCCATATACCAATTATCTTATAAGGCTCAAAGAATGATAACATCTTTATATAAAAAATTAGAGGGAGAAGAAATACCTGAAAGTAAATCTTCAAACCCTCTATTCTTGGAAGGAGCAAACTATACAGATAAGGTGTACAGGAATTACATTAAAAAGCTAAACAAGACTATTCGACAACAACAACATCCCTCTCAGAAATAACTGTATATTGTTCGTCTTTGATTACCATTGTGTGTCCTGCTCTTGAGTCATAGTAAATTATATCTTCTGCTGCAATGTGAGAAACATCTGTTCCCGGCTTTACAACTTTAGCTTTTTTGTATCTTATGTTAGATACATCATCTGCAGATAATAACAAACCTGACTCTGTCTTAATCTCTTCTTTTATTTGTCTAATTAATATGTAGTGTCCTATTGGTTTCATTTCTGTTCGTATGTTCTTGCCATTGTAATAATAGCATTGGTTGATAAAATAGTTACTGCAACCGACACTGCATTTTGTAATGCAGACTTAGTTACCTTTAGTGGGTCAATGATTCCCATCTTATACATATCTCCCCACCTTCTTTCCTTTACATCAAAGCCATCATTGTATTCTACTTTTGAAGCTTCATACTGACCTTCATATTTAATACCTGCGTTCTCCCATATCTGAAACATAGGAGCACGAAGTGCTTTCACTAAAATTTGTTGAGCAACTGTGGTTTCACCTTTACTGAAATCAATGCGGTGTGCTTCTTGCATTAATGCTGAACCACCTCCCGGAAGTATGCCTTCCTCTAAAGCTGAACGTACTGCACATACTGCATCATCAACTCTATCGTATAATTCTTTTTGTTCTAAGTCTGTTTGACCACCAACGTATATTACACCGACACCACCATTTAGTGTTGCGATTCTACTTAAGATAAACTCCTTTTCTTCTTTACGTTTTTCATTTGTCATAGCAACCCTAAGTTCCGCTACTCTTTTCCCTACGGTATCATTTAACTCTTCATCATCTTTTATGATGACCGTTGAGTCACGGCTAACTATCACCTTAGCACAGTGACCCAAATCTTTTTCTGTCATCAATGATAAATCATCCCCGGTCTTTTCACTAAAGTAAGTTGCTCCAACGCTAATAGCAATGTCTTGCATTAGTTCGTGTTGCTTGTATCCGAATGATGGTGGACCTATAGCACATAACTTTAAATTACTCTTCATAACGTTAGCAGCTAAAGTGTTCGTTACGTTTTGTGAGGTTGGTGCTATGATTAGTAACTTTTTATTTCCTTGTATAATTGGTTTAAGTATACTCTCTATACTTAATATATTTTCAATTGGTGCATCACTAACTAATACATAAGAATCTTCAAGAACACATTCATCCTTTCTTTGATTGTTTACGAACAATGGTGATTCATAACCTCTTTGAATTTTTAATCCATTTGTGGTTTCATAATATGTATCTGATGTTTGAGATTTATCCACGGCTACTATACCATCTGTACCAACCTTCTTATAAACTGATGCTATAATATCACCTAACTCTTCATCATTGTTTGCGGAGATAGTGGCTACATCCTTCAGCATCTTATTAGTTACTTTCTTGGCTTTAGCCTTCAGGTTAGAAACAATCAAGTTCGTTTCTTTAATTAAGTCCCTAAGAACATCTGTCTTGTTAGAGTCATTAATAATGTGTTTGGCTGCTTCTACAATTGCCTCAGTTAAAACAATAGCAGTAGTTGTTCCGTCTCCTGCTTGTGTTGCGGTTCGTTCAGAAGCTTGTTTCATTATCTTAACTGCCAAGTTTTCTGTTGGGTCAATTAGTGAAACTGCTTTAGCTACTGTCACTCCGTCTTTAGTTACAGTAATTCCGTTAGTGTGGTTTGGTGATTCAATAAGAACTGTTTGACCGGAAGGTCCTAAGGTTGACTTAACTGCTTTAGCAATTTGTTCTATTCCTTTGAATAGTTTGTCTCTACCTTCGCTATCGAATTGTAGGTTCTTTGGTGTGTATCCTATTTCTGACATTTTAATTTAATTTAATTTGCTCAAAGATACGAATTATATTTATCTTAGCACAAGAACAGTATGTATATATTTTGTCTAAATTACTATATGAAGAAACATTGACTCTCTATACTACTACTACTACTTTATTTATTTTTTTCAATTACTATCTATGATAGAATATTTTTAACATAATCAACATAAATAAAATAATAAACTGATAATCAATAAGTTAAGTAAAATTAAATAACATAGAAAATAACATCTCTATGTTGAATGCACCCATAGTTCAGTTGGATAGAACAACTCACTTCTAATGAGTAGGTCTCAGGTTCGAATCCTGATGGGTGTACAAAAAAAAAGAGGAACATATTATGCTCCTCCTTTCCTATCAATCAATCAAATCAAAATCAACTACATTCTGTAGAAGTTCTTTCTGCCTTCAGCAAGTTCTATGCCGTCAGCCATCATATCAACTTTCCTTGCTCTATGTAAAGTCTTTCGCAATTGAGCAGCTTGTGCGATACCTGTAATACCATCGGGTCTATCATTGACAAGTCTTCCCTTCTCAACTCTAAGACCTCCCATACTTTGAAATTTCATTTTCATATCTAATGCTTTTGTACAAATATACAAAAAATATATTAGGTATGTATACTGTTTAGGTTCCCCCCGGGCACACGCAGCCGGACCCCAAAACGAAAACCGATTTTTTTTAGAGGGGTGGGGTATGCTTTTTATCCTCGCATCCGGATTTTTTTAGCTTTTTATTTGACCTCATCGCTGCTGCTGCTGCAATACATATTGCTGCTGCTGCTGCTGACGTTTAACGTCTCGTCTTCCGGTTACATCTCCTGTTGTTTGTCTGTTCCTCCTCTCCTTTCCTCCATTCCTTGAGTAAAAGCTATTACATAGTGTCCTTGAAGACACAAAGAGACTTTGCTTAACCTCTGTGCGAAGATTTTTTAGGGTAAACAAAACTGCGTAAATAGAAAGAGAAAAAAGAGAGACAAAGTTTATTATAGAATTAGACTAATATTAGAAAAGAATTGTGTATATTGCAGTATGCAAAGGGAACGAGAGAGTCTCGAACAACCCTAAGTAACTGAAAATCAATTATTTAACTTAAAATTAACAGACAATGAGTCAATTATTAGAAATCGAAAATGCATTCTTAAGAATGCCATCAGTGAAAGAATCACTGAAACTAAATGAAGTGAAACGCATTCAGCGTTCAATCGACAATGCTCACAAGAGCAAATTCAATCACACAACAAAACTTGCTAAGCTAATTGGCGAAGCAGTTGAATGGTTCGGAAGTGATGAAGCAAAAGCAATCTTTCGTGAAGAGGGTATTGAATGGAACAAAGAAGAGTTCGGTAAGAAAGTCTTTGGATATCAGAAGTCATTCTTCTACAAGCTAATCAAGGTGGCTAACCTTGACCAAAGAATAGTAGATGCATTCAACACTAAATGTGATGAAGTCGGACAAGATGCAAATCGTTCAATTGCCGGATTGCTTGAGTTTAGCAGAACAATAGATTTAACTGCTATTGAAGTTAGTGAAGATGCTACAGAAGAAGAGATTGCTGAAGCAGAAGCAGAAGTAATTGCTGAAGCATCTGTAGAGCAAGATAGAGTTAACTATCAATTTGTGATGACATACAAAAATCCTAACGGAACAAATCTATCTATTAGAATTGATGACCAAGGAAATGTATCCGGTAACAATTTAGAAGAGATTGCAAACGCAATTCAGTTTTTACAAAATTCAATTAATCAATAATAGTGTCTTCAAAGACACAATCTAAAACCACAGATATTATGAGTACAGAAATTCAATACACAACAGAAGGTAGAAGAGATAGAGGAGTTATGTCTTCTTACCACAGAAAGCCATCTTTCAGAGATATGTCGAAAGGTGCAAAGTCTTCAGATATTAAAGCATTGAAGTCTTCACAGAAACGTAACCTTGTCGATTTAGGCGATGGTAACTACGATTCTAAATTCACTATCGGAATGGAAGTAGAGAAGAACAGATTGCACAGAGGTGCAGTGAAAGAATACCCATTGTTTTGCGGATTCGAAAGAGATTCTTCTTGTGGCTATGAAGCAGTGACAAACATTCTTCCATTACTACCAAGTGGAAAGTGGAGAAACAAAGTTTTTAATATGATGTTTGAAGCGAGAAAAGTAATCGAGGACCAATACTCTCCAAGTTCAACAAATTGTGGTGGACATATCACAATCGCAGTTCAAGGTATGAGTGGAGATGATTTACTCGAAGCAGTTCGTAAGAATGCCGGAATCATTATGTCTTTATTCCGTAAGAGATTAAACAATTCTTACTGCCGAGGTAATATGACATTGATGCCATCAGACACAACAGATTCAATGATGTGGGGTGGTGGTAGATACAAAGTTATCCTTGTGAAAGGTAACTGCATCGAGTTTAGATTGCCGAGCAGATTCCAATCTGTAAAGCAGATGATGAGAAGATACGAATTGATGTATGAGTTACTTGATTTCTCAATCAACAATCCTAACGGAAGTCATAACACATTCCTTAAAAGAGTAACACCAATTGTGAAGTCAATGTACAACAATGATGAAACGAAAGTGGCTGAGATAATCTCCTTGGCGAAATCATTCCGCAAGATGATTCTTACTCACAAAGTGAATCGTGATGTAATTCCATTCTGTGACCCAATGCGAAGATTAGATGCACAGAAATGGTACGACAGAGATTTGTTAACAAACGGATACAGACCATAACAAACAATATCCTAAGCAAGATGTAAAACTGCTTTCTGTATCAAGGTGTGTACCTTGACTGATGATTCCAAAAGGATGAAACAGAAGCATTAATTTAATTTATAATAAAATGAAAAATCAAATCAAAAATTACGCAGAATCAGTTCTGTACATCGCAATCACTTTAGGAGTTTTCTCAATGGTGGGAAGACTATTAATTCACATTGTACTTAACGATGCAAGAAGTCTATTACAGACCATCAGTGGTGCATTGTCAATGTTCATTGTATTTGCATTCTTGTTGTTCTGTATGTGGGCAACAATAGGTTTAATTGTAGCTGATATAAAAGAAAGACACAATGCATAGAGAAGTTCAACACTACTACAAAGTTAGGTATGCAGGTAAGCTAATTAAAGTCTTACCTGCTCATTCTAAATGGGAAGCAATTGATAGAGTTTATAACGACAACATAAGCAAGTTCCCTTGGATAATCAGAGCGAAGTTTAACGCAGTAAAATCAAGATGATATGAAAGCAACATTACAATTCGAAACCGGTAAGATTCCTTACGGCAGAGGGAAATCTCTTTGGACATTGACCAAGGAGTTTAAAGACCAAAAGCATATGGATAATTTCATAGCTTACATACACAGAACAAAAGGATATTACTTGGATGAAGTATTCTTAGAAGAAGATAACCAAATCAAATCAAAATGAAAAAATTTATATTACTATCAGCATTATCTGTGGTTGGATATGTGGGCAGTGATGTGTCTTCAAAGACACAAACTGCAGAAGTCGGGAGGGAAGAAATTCCTTCCCTTCTTTTACAATCAGCAGACACCGTAGCAAATACCGTAGACACAGTTCCGGTAACAGTGGAACATAAAATTGTCTGGGATGATTTCGTTAACGCAGTCATCTATGTAGAATCAAGAGGTAATGATTCGGCATACCATAAAAAAGAAAAGGCAGTCGGTTGTCTACAAATTAGACCAATAATGGTCAGGGAAGTAAACAGGGTTCTCAGGGGACACAAGGTCAATCTCAAGTTCGAAATGAATGACAGATGGAACAGACAGAAGTCAATTGATATGTTTGACATAATGGCTGAAGAGGTTGAATGTTGTTTAGGTTTGACTCAATTAGAGTTCTTCGAAATCGTTGCAAGAAAATGGAATGGTGGACCAAGAGGACACAAGAAGCAGTCAACAGAAATCTATTGGGAAAGAGTTCAAAAAGAATTATTAGATTAAATTAGGTTATGTCTAAATTTAGTCTTATATTTGTTCAATCAATTATAAATCAGAGGACAGTGTCTTCAAAGACACTCCTCGCAAATTCAAATCACTATGTGTGTAATTATTATTAAACAGAAAAACAATGTGATGTCTGAAGAGATAGCAAAGACATCATCAAAAATTAATCCTCACGGATTAGGAATCATTTGGTTAGATACCTTTGAGGTAACTTACCACAAATCAAAAGACTATCGTAAACTAATAACAAAGAGACCATTCATTGCTCACTTTAGATATGCAACAGTCGGTGCAATCAACAGAGCAAACACTCATCCATTTGTATGTGGTAACAACAAAGATGAATACCTTATGATGAATGGAACAATCAAAGGACTTGGTAGTGCAGAGTTATGTGATTCAAAAGCATTAGCTATTCAGCTTGGCTCAATGAATCGTAGAAATTGGAAGACACATCTTGAGCAGTATGATTCAAGATTTGTTTCAGTAAATGTTCGTACTCGTTCATTCCAAATTTACAATCGCAATATGTATACATATCGTGATGGCATTTGGTATTCAAAAGCAAATGTATTGCAAGACAATCTGATTGCGGTGTATGGAACATTAAAGAAAGGATTCAACAACTATTACTCTTACCTTACAAATGCAAAGCACATTGGTAGAGGAAAGACACAAGACAAATATCCTTTAATTGTTGATGGGTTACCATTCTTAGTAAACAAAAAAGGTGTAGGTCACAATGTTGTGGTTGATGTATTCAAGGTTAGCGATATGCAACTTAAAAAGGTTGACCAACTTGAGGGACATCCGCAGTGGTACAAGAGAGTTCAGATACCGGTAAAGCTAAAGAATAGAACATTGAATTGTTGGATATACTTTAATCCAAAAGACATTCATCCGGACACAGAGTTACATAGTGAGTACAAACAGACAAGGGTTTATCCTCAGCGAAGTTTTACTTTCGATGATGTTCAGCCAACTTATGATGCAACTGAGAATCATCAAGCAATAGACATCGGTTGGGATGACAATGATTTCCCAACATCAGAGACACCAACTTGTATTGATTGTTTCAATGATGTTGAACACGATATGTTTCACAACTACTACTGCTCTTCTTGTGGTGGTTGGTTTAAGGAAGATGAGATATTAAATTTCAGCAAACAATAAATTAATAATCCGAGGGGTGTGTCTTCAAAGACACATCCTTTTTTTAAATCCAATAAAATGAAAATAGAATTAAACAGAATCAAAAGAATAGCAGAAGACATAAAGGCAGATGATGAATGGGTAAACGATAGCCATACATCAGCAGAGCATAAAGGAATCAAGGATGGACTTGATATGTTAATCAGGCATCTTGAACAGACAGACAATCAAAGAGAAAGATGGTTCCATAAAGCAGACAAGAAGTTAATCAAGGGATATTGGTACGCTAAAATAACAGACATAAAATTTTGATACGTCTAATAAAATTCGTACTTTCGTATAAATCAAATTAAATTATTATGGCAAGATTAATCAAATCAAGCGGTGAGGTGATACCAAATGTAGACATCTCATCATTAAAGAAAATGCAAGACTTAGTTCAGGGATACATAGAGTTCGTTTACTTAAACGAGAAACTATTAGTCGTGAATGAAGAAGGTCTCATTATGAATCTCCCACCAAATAAACAAGCAACTGAAATCGCAGGGCATCCAATCGTGGGGGATGCAATCGAATGTGGTATCAGTGAAGTAAAATAATCTATTATGGATATGAAACATTTGATGCGAGAGCATCTACTTGAGTTAAAGCTTGACTCAGGAACAGACAACAAGGTTGCTATTCAGAAAGTTCAACAAGCAATGGATGGCGATACATACGGAGCGAAAGAATATCGTATGACAAGAAGAAAACTAAATCCTTCAGTATTTTTAAAAACCTATGCTAATCCACCAAGGCTTAATGATTTTGTGGTTGAGGTTTATCTCTATTTAGGTCTAAACTATATTGAAAAGATTCAGCCAAACAAAGAAAAAAAAGAATACAAATATCTTTGGAGTGGAATCTCGGGAGACAAACCTAAACTATACAAAACTTTGGCAGGTGCTGAAAAAATTATGTGTAATCAATTATTTAATAATTAAAATGGAATCAATTAAATCATTTATAAACACCGGGCAAATTCAAAAGATACAAGCGGTCCCGGATGTATCAATTCTACATCAACATACAACAGATGTTATTATGTACGCAGGAGAACATTACATCGAAATGCTAAAGAATGGAAAGTTTTTATACAGACCATCAGGCATTGGCAGGGGTAAGCGTTCAAACGATTTGAATTTGGTAGAAGAATTTATGTATAATCAAATAGTAAAATGAAAACAGAAGAATTAAT